ATCGCAGCTTCTGCGACCACGCCAATTTTGCACGTCCGCATGGCGGTTAGCTCCGCGCCCAGCTTGGTTTTGCGACGCCGGGGGCGGGCGCTGTGGGCGGAGGAGGCGACGCAGCCGCACCGGCGCCGCCGCCGTTAAATGGAGGCGCTTGCTCGACCGGGTGCCAGTCCTTTTTGTCGGGCGTGATCACCGCCGCAATAATGTTCTTGTCGGGCCAGTTCTCGCCGGGCTTGTTCTTGTTCGGCTTGCCCTTCTCGATGCCGATGCGAGCGACGAAGATGATGTTATCGAAGTCCTTGAGATCGGCCGTGCGGCGGGCCCGGGCCTGGTCGCTGAGGTCGTCGGGCTTGATCCCGAACGCCGATTCGAGGATGCCGCGCAGGAGACCGTGAGAGATCTCCACGGCCTGGACTTGCCCGGGGGTCGTGCCTTCGAGCACGAGGTTGGTCCAGAACTTCCGCCGCGAGAAAGGCCCGTCGAGGAGCACGAATTCGCAGTCCAGCATTTCACAGTCGCCTTCCTTGCTGCGCTTGAGCAAGCCGTCCTCACCGGCGCCGCCCGGGCGGATGCGCAGCTGCACACTGGCGACCGTGCCCGCTGGAATGAGCTCAGAGGGATCGCGCGGGGGTGGGGCGGTAGAGTAGTCGTAAGGCATGTGCCTTCTCCTGTGATTAGGCAGCCTCTGCTGCCGGGTTGATGGTTGGAATGAGCTTGGCGATCAGCTTGCCGAGATCGGGCTGTTCAAACTGCTCGAGCCGACCGCTGCGATCCTTGGCCGGGTAGTTCCACGCATTGGGGGACGTGCAGACGAAGGCACGCACGGGCTTGCCGTCGCCAAAGTCGACCCACTGCATGGTGATGATCTGGTCGACGATGGCGGGAAGCTCGCGCCCGGTCTTGCCGCCTTCGAGTTGCGGTCGCCACTCGAGGAGGCGATTGAATTCGTCAACCACGCGCTCAAGCACGGCGACAAAGACCACGTTCTTTCCGCGCGTATGCTGTAATTGCTGGAGCCAGTGCACCATCTGCCGGCCGTGCAGGCCGTAGGTTGCGCGAACGTCTTTGTTGCCCGTACGCTCGGAGCGTGTCTCCGGCTGCTGCTCGGCGTGACGATAGGAAAGCCGGGCGATTTCGGTGATGCTGTCGATGAAAATCGTGGCGTAGCGGTCGAGGTCGGGGAGCGCTCCACCGACGGATTCATAATGCGCCGCGCTGTAGGCGCTGGTCGGCGGGAACGACGGGTTCGGCCCGCCAATTCGGCATGCAAGGTCGACGGCGGTACGCCAATCATCGACGCGGATGGTGTCGACCGGCACGTCGCGCACGGAGAGATCGCCGGCTTCGCCGTCGAGGAACAGCGTTTGCGCAGGGTCGAGCGTGCGCAGTTGCGAGGTCTTGCCGACGCCGGTCGGGCCGGTGATCAAGATCTTCGCTCCGCGTTTCTCCGCCAGGCGGTCATCAGCTGAGATGATTTTCATGGCATGGCCCCTTTTGCACGCTCCGCCATTGCGACGATTTCGGCGGCGAGCTCGAGCGTGACAACGACGAGCAGTGGTTTGCGGTCGGCGCGAATGACGAGAAAGTCGCGGCCCTCGAGCCAATCGTAGAGCCGGTTGAAGCCGTTACCGCGGCACTTAGCTTCGCCGCGGAGATCACGGCCGAGCGCAGGTACGGAGACGTCGCCACCGAAGCGTCCGCGGGCGGCGCCGGAGAGCGGAACACGCTCGCCAGCCAGACCGTGGTCCTGCAGTAGGCGCACGATCGCCCGCTCGGTGCGGTTACCTTTGTCGCGTGATGCGCGGCCGCCGGTCACGACGGGATCTCCGTGGGGCCAATTATCAGAAGGTCGGCATGGCAATGGCTGCAGACGGCGCGGAGGTGACATGGCTCCGCGACTTCAAAGTCGTGCGCGGAGAGCCGATAGCCGCAGTCACAACGAAGACCGCGACTGGGCAACCGCACTTCGAAGTTTTGAACCCGCGTTGTCGGTCGCAGATTGCTCAAGCTTGCTGGGGGAAATCGTCGCATGATGTTCTCCTAAAAAGAGCGGCGCCGCCCGCGCGGACAAGCGCCGCCGATGATTTAATCCGGCTCGCCCGGATCGCGCGCGGCGAGCTGCTGCTGATGGATGGCGTCGAGGATTTCTTCGTCGCGAGCGGCGCTCTCTTTGTCGTGGAAGTGGAGCAGGAATATCGCGTAGTGCAGAATCTTGAGGATGTCGGCGCGCTCCTGCCCTCGCTTCCTGCCCTGTCGCGAGGCGTACTTGATGATGTTGCCGATGGCGAACGAGCGCCCGTGCCCCATGGACCCGATCAGATCCATCACCTGGACGTTGTCTTCGCCGACGTAGTACTGGCCGTAGGTCGACGCCAGGTACGACTCAAGCTCGCAAAGGATTCTCCCCTCCGAGTACTTCCAGTCCGGCAGCCTGCGCGGAGGCGTCGGGGGAATCGGGTCGTCCGGCCGCAAGCTCCCGACGCTAGGTTCTCGCCTTGCCGGTTGCGGCCCCGCCCCCTGGTCTTGATATTTCCCGGCGTAAGGAAGCTCGGTTGCGGCCTCCAATCGAAAGAAAATAATTTGTGCGATTGGATCACCAGCCTCAATTATGATCCGGTCTAGACCGTGATTGGTCAGCTCAAGTGTAAGGAACCCCCGCCATCCAGGCTCAATGACTGTGTTCTGTACCGCGATGCCACGCCGCGCCCATGTGGACTTGTCGCAGACCTTCCCGAGAACATCGTGCGGAACATTGAAGTGCTCTACGGTGGACGCCAGGAGGAACTGACCCGCTGATACAGTTATGCCCTCCGCGATGCGCACGTCGTATCCGGCCGGGCCAAGACCGAACGTCATGCCGTTGTAGCGGGTCCGTTCACAGAACGGAGTGACCGGCCTTATCCTTCGAAGTCCTTGGGCGGGGATTATCATGTGCGGTCTCTATTAGGTTTCTCGCCACGGGGTAGGTTTGCGCGCGGTGCCTATACCGCCACCTCGGCCGCGATGGCCGGGTGTGGCTCGTAGTCGGCGAGCGAGAAATCCTCGTAGCGGAAGGCGAACAGGTCGGTGACGGCTGCGTTAAGCTTGATCTGCGGCAACGCTCGCGGCGTGCGCGTGAGCTGCAGCCGCGCCTGCTCCAGATGGTTGAGATAAAGGTGCGCGTCGCCGAGCGTGTGAATGAACTCGCCGGGTTTCAATCCGGTCACCTGCGCCATCATCAAGGTCAGCAGCGCATACGACGCGATGTTGAACGGCAGGCCGAGAAAAACATCGGCCGAACGCTGGTAGAGCTGGCAGGAGAGCCGGCCCTTGGCGACGTAGAACTGAAACAGGCAGTGGCACGGCGGCAACGCCATCTTTCCGATGTCGGCCGGGTTCCAGGCGCTGATGATGAGGCGGCGCGAGTCCGGATTGCGGCGGATGGCGGAGACCACATTGGCGATCTGATCGATGCTGCCGCCGACCGGCGCCGGCCACGAGCGCCATTGCCGGCCGTAGACCGGCCCGAGCTCGCCCGCCGAGTTGGCCCACCTGTTCCAGATGGTGACCCCGTGCTCGTTGAGATACTTGACGTTGGTGTCGCCGGCGAGGAACCAGAGCAGCTCGTGGACGATTGATTTGAGGTGCAGCTTCTTGGTGGTGACGAGCGGGAAGCCTTGAGCCAGGTCGAAACGCATCTGGTGACCGAACACCGACAGCGTGCCGGTGTCAGTGCGGTCATGCTTCTCCGCGCCGTCGGCGAGGATCCGTGCCAGTAGGTCGTGATACTGGTGCATGGGTATCTCCCTGAAAATGAAAAGGCGCCGCCCCGCGTTGGCGCAGGACGGCGCCTTCGACGATCTACGCCGCAACCCGCTCGCTGTTGGCGAGCAGGGCCAGGGTGGCATCGAGGCCGATCTCATTGACGATCTCGGCGAGACGCTCGCGCGGCCCCACGATCACCGGGGTGATCACCGACGTGGTCACCGGGATTGCCGGCACCGGCAGCGTTGCCGGAGACGGAGTGCGCGGCAGAACCAGCGGGCGCTGGCCCCTCCGCACCGCTTGGCGCTGCTCCGGCGTTAGCCGCAGAGCGCGGGCCACAGAGCCGATGCTGACCCCGTAGGCCGTGGCAGCCAGGCGCATCGTGGGGTTCTGCACCACAGCGAAACCGTCGACGATGTCCGCCGCAAGACAGGCCCTTGCCGCCTTTGAGACCCGCAGATGCAGCAGGCCGTGGGCGCCGACGACACGGGGGGGCGCTGCCGTTGCCTCGGTCGACCTCATGCGATAAAGCATGACACTTCTCCAAATGGCCTATCCGACAGGCCCGGCGTCTCCGCGCCGGACCTGTCCCACTCCGCGGGCCAGGCCGATGCCCGCGGCGGTCTCGCGCGAATGCGCGAAAGGGGATCACTCAGTCGGTCGAGGAAGACACTTCCTCAGGATCCTGAGGGCGTTGCGTTCGGGCTGCGACAGCGGTGAGCGCTTCTGCGCGAACGTGTCGATCAGCGCGTCCGGCGAGGCGAGGCTGAGTGCTTTCTTAGCAAGAGGGGCACACCAGACGTCCGGCATCACCTCGCGGTAGAATCGGTCTAGACCGAGCATTTCGAGCTGCCGGCAGAGTTCCTTTGGAGTCAGTAAAGGTGCTGGGGGCTCAGGTGCTGCAGGGGGAGCGTCCCCTGGCGGCTTCGGTAGCGCCGGCCGCTGGCTCTTTTTCCATTCCCGAAGGACAGTTGGCGGGTAGTTCCACTTGCTCAGCTGCGCCGGCGATAACCCCGCACGCCATTCCTCGATGGCTGAAAGATTGTCCAAGCAGTCAAACATGCGCTTTCGATCAGCTTGATCGATCGCCTGGAATACTTCATGGCAACGCAGCCACTTCGCGAAGGCCTTGCAATACTTGTATCCGCTAGGCTCATTGGCGTCGCCCTCGAGCATCGCCGCATGCCGGCCGATCCCAAGTGCCGCGAGTACCTTGAGCCAGTCGGCCCAGTCGCGGCTGCGATTGCCGGAAAGGCGGACCATGGCTTCGGCGCCTTGCCGAAGGATCTCGGAGTTCGAGATGACTTGGTCGGGCACCAAGTCATCTTTGCGAGTGGGATTAGAAGGCGGGCGTTCGGCGGCGGGAACGCCGACGGCCTTGGATAGCTCGGCCGCCACACGGGCGGCGGCAAAGTCGACAACTTGATTTTCGTCGTGAAAGCGGACATCTACCATGGGCGTAGGCCCTCCAAAGGCTGAGCGTTAGGCCCTTCGCATCCCTCTTCCTCGAACCGGGGAGGGTGCGGAGGGCTTCGTGTATTTTTAGGTCTTTGCTGCTGCTTCGCGTGCCCGCCGCCAGCGCCGAGCCGCTTCCTTGCTGATCAGAACCCGACCGCGCACTTCCATGATCAGCGGGCCGAGCTTGTCCTTCTGCAGCTCGAAATAGAGCGACTGCGAAATGCCGTGCCGCGCGCAGAACTGCTTGATTGAGTAGGCGTCGGCCTCGTCTTCCGCCGGCGCGCGCGCCGGCGGCGACATCTTGGGCGTGCGCCGTTTGCGCCGCTCGCCGCGGCTGCCGGGGATGAACCGACCGCTGGCGGCGGCGACAACCACGGGGTCGTCGGGATGGTTAGACATTGAAAACGGCTCCGGGTGAGTGGCCCGGAGCCGACCAAATCAGATCGCTTGACGAATTAAGGACGAATTGCAGGGGTTACGTCTAATTCGTCACGTCACCTTTAAGAAAGGCCCGTATTACGCGGTTAAGTCGCGTCACGTTTTTCGGATACCACCCCATTTGCAGGTCCAGAAAGTTCTCGAGATTTTCCCGCAATTCGCCAGAATTTTCCAATTGCCGCACAAGCTTAGGGCCTAAGCGCTCAAGTTCGTGACGAATTAATTTTGGCCAGTCACGGTGTTTGTTGGGACCAGGTTTCAGTCGCGGCGTCGACGGTCTGGCCGGCTTCGGCGTTGGTTTGAGGTCGGGGCTCCAAAAAAAGAACACGTCCCCGTACAAAAAGCGCGCCCTAGACCCTCTGACATGGGCCAACAATCCTGTGTTCGTGCAGAGTAATTCATGCTCGATCCAGAACGAAAACTTTAACAACTCGCGCTCCGGCGCAAAAACCAGCGGCCGCCGCGACACGACCTCCGGTCTACCCCGCCGCCGCATGCTCCGGACTCGCGTTCGCAACAGATCGGTGAGGTCCTTCGCGGCGAAATCACGAGAGCTGGTCTGCCGGCAGAGCTGTGTGTGGAGGTCGGACGCTGGACGCCAGCGGTGGTCGTCAAGCGGCAACTCGGTGCGCTTCCCCCGGATACGCTTACGCGTGGCGCGCTTGCTCATGGTCGCGGCCGCGCCGGCGCCGAGGTGTCGAGCATGCCGGCGCGCAGCAGGTCGTCGTCGCGATGGACGATGTAAGCGGCGTAGTTGCGCATGATGATCGCGGGCGAGGTGTCATGCGCGCTGGCTACCAGCGCGATCGGGGTGCCACGTCTCAGCTGTCGGATGATGTCGCTGTGCCGCAACGCGTATGGCGTAACCCGATCGGGATCGAGCCCGGCGGCGGCAACGGCCTGGCGGAACAGCTTGAGCTGACGATAGGTCGATCCGCTGTGGCCCCAGGCGTCACCGTCGGGGTGTAAGAGCAGCGGGCCGTCGGCAGGACGGCCGCGAGCGGCGTCGGCGAACGCAGCCGCGAGCCCACGCGGGATCGGCACCGCCGTATGCTTGATGATCTTCTCGCCGCGCCCCTTCTTCGAGGTCGGCATCAGCAGCCGATCGACCTGCAGATCGCCGACCGTGAGCCGCGCTATCTGTGAGGCCCGCGCGCCGGTAACCGCCAGGGTCTCCACATAGAGGCCGAGCCGGGGATTGATCGCGCGCGCTTTCTCGACCAGCCGCAACACCTCGACATCGCTGAGCGCCACGTCGCGGGCGCAATGCGCATCGGGGAGCGCCTCCAGCCCGACCCGCCAGGCGCGGGCATTGGTGATACGCTCGTGATCGAGCTTGGCGGCGAGGTTGAGCGCCGCCTTCAAGCGGGTGCGAGTACGGTTGACCGACGATGCGGCCATTCCCTTCGCCAGCAGGCTATCACGCCACTTACGCAGCTCGTTGGCCGTGAGCGCAGAGACCAGCCGCGCCAGCATGGCCGGCGGGAGCTGGGCGCGCGCATGCCCGGCGTTATAGGGATTGCCGCCACGCGCGATGAGGTCGGCCCGGTAGCGGTCGAGCGCCTCGGCGACGGTGAGCGGGCGGCCCTCGCCTTCGCCGCCGGTGCCACGGGCGGCCTTGCGGGCGGCGTCGAGCGCCTGCCAGTAGGTGAGGACGTTGCTGCCGTCCGCTGGCTCGAGGTCGTCGCTCAACCCGATGCGTTTGATCCAGTCGGCACCGTGGCCGTCGGTCGAGCGCACGGACCAAGTGCCGGGGCCGGCGTTGCGCCGGTAGCCGAGCGCGATGCCGGGCGATATCGTTGTCCAGTACGGTTTTTTGCGCGCCGGCAGGCGGCGGCGAGCGGTAGCGGTCTCGAGCTTGGCAGCGCGCGGCTTGGGCATTGGCTCCGGTGTCCGGTGAGTGTCCGAAACAGCGGAGCGTGGTAGCACGGAGCGACACGTGGCGCTATGGGGGGATTTTTCGCAGGGCCAGTCAGTTATGACGAGCGTT